GTTTAAAATGAATAAATAGTAAACAATTGATTACAAAATGTCAAAATTCGCTGAAAACCACACGTTTAATTATCTGGCTACTCTTGGTGAATTTAGAAACACTTATCCAGAGGAACATCGTCCATCGTGGGTCAAGATTACCACTATTACAATTATTTCCAAGTTTTTACAAGATATTGATATTCATAAACTTCGAAGTAAACTACAGGAGATTGGTTCCATTAGGATTCGTGTCAAAGGGTCTACTTTTGAGGGTTTTGAGTGGATTTTGAAACCAACAACATTTTATAATCAAGTGACCCTTGGTTATATTGATCAGTACAGTACTAAATCAGTAAAAGTTTTTCCAAATGGAAGTGTTCAGGTGGCGGGGTGTTCCGACTTGTTTGACTGTCGTCGTATCATCAAACAGTTAACCTTTATTTTGAAAACAATTCTCGAGGTGGATATACCAAGTAATGGATTTCGTGTTGTAATGATTAACACAAACTTTAGTTTAAATTACAACATTAACCTTATGGAGACTGCAAGAATTTTTGGAGAAAACAAAATTTTTACAAGTGTAACATTTGACCCTGATAGGTACTCTGCAGTAAAGATTAAATTTAAACCAGCTGAAAACATGAAACAAGTAACAACTAGTATTTTCAGCACGGGTAAAATTATAGTAACTGGAGCGGAAACACTCAAAGAGATTGCATTTGCATACAATGTTATAAATCAACACATAAATGCACACAAAGATCAGATAAAAGTTGCAAAGACTACAAACATAGATGTTTTTGATACAGTCTATGGGTACAATATAGAAGACTGTATCAAATATGTTGAAGAAAAGGGGTACTCACCTTGGCATTTTACTAAAAATAATGTGCCGATTAATTTCTAGACTGATATTAAAATGTCAACTCGTTTAGGAATGGCGGATGGTCGATGCTTTACAATCAGCACAGCAAGTGCTTTATTCAACAATTATGTCATGGACAAAAATGGAATTCCTCTTGTGGACAATTACCGGTACCGGCAGTTTCTCCAGAGCCAGGGTCCAGACGCAATCGATAAAATAGTGGGAGCTTCTCAGAATATAAATAGTAAACGTCTTAATGGTAGTATTTTGTGTAACGAATGTAATACTCCTCTTCTTAAAATGCCCAATACGTATTAGAAACCGAGTGCAGAGCACTCGATGAAAAGTAGTACCGAGTGCAGAGCACTCGATGAAAAGCGGTTAAAAACTATATTAGTATCTATTATAATGACAACATGTTCTGGAAAAGAAGGTTGTAAAGGAAAAATAATATTAGATGGGATGTGTTGTCGTCATCTTACTCAACAGTGTTCCATTTGTTTTGACAATGTTGGTAGTACAAATACTATATATACGAAACGTCTAAGTTGTGGACACGCGTATCACGTAGAATGTATACTTAATTGGTTTGTCACATCAAATGAATGTCCAATTTGTCGAGCACCTCAAGAAAATGATATTACGATAAAGTTCAAGAATAAAGTAGAGGATAATTTAAGGCAAAAATACCGCGACGCTATACAGACTCTTGAAGAACAAGTGTTACATTTGAGAATGACAAATATGATTTCAGCTTCATTTGATGAAGAAGGTTCTGAGTTTGTTTTTAATTTAAATAATCGAGATAATATTAATGTGTGAATGTTCTATTTGTTTGAACCCAGTACGGTACACCAGAAAGTCTAAACAACTAGAATGCGGACACCTGTATCACGGTATGTGTATAGATCATTGGTTATCGTCAGGAGGTAACACTTGTCCCATGTGTAGAAGTGAAGTGGTCAAGCCAGAATTTAAAATAACAATTACAGTGGAAAATACACGGACAAATAACTTTACTAGAGATGAAATTTTAAACGAAGAAGTTGTACAAACATTGTTATCGAGATTTAATATTGATTCGACAAGTGAATTGATAATTAATGCAAATGATTTAGAAGAACTTGAATACATTATTTCGGACTTTGGAGTCAACCTCAATACCCTTGTTTTTAACACAGAATGAAGAACAAAAATTAGTGTACTTGTATCCGTAATTACGATTAGCTTTTCTGGGATCTTTTATAACTTTACCACTTGCATCATACAGGAGAGGACCGGTTGCCCATCCCAATTTATGACTCCAAACATTTGCACGAATCTTTATTATTTTACCTGTTTCTGGCAACTTTTTAGGAATTCTCGAAACTGGAATTTTAAAAAACTTGGCAATTTTTGATGGTGTATCACCCTTTTTTACAGTGTATTTAACAAGTCCATGTTGTTTGTAAAAATGGAAATCTCCAGTTGAACTATTGTAAATATTTTTTGGAGCTACAAACATCATAATCTTGTAAAAGTTCTTCTTACAAGTAGAAGTCGGCGAGACTTTATACACTTTCTTTGGATTATCTGAAATGACGCGATCAGAAAGTCCCTTGCATGTACGATATGTATGAAATATACTCGACATTCCAGAATGGTTGCCTGGTACACTCTTATTCATACGGTACTTGGCGTGGTCGCCAACCGCATAAGCGTAGCAATTGTCCACGTGGAGACCTTGACCGCCCCACGGATGCCACGAATACACGTTTTCACTCCCAGATAAAGGCAAATTGCCAGCATTTCGCATTTACTTTTACACAGAAATAAAAACTTTGCTTCTAGTAAATGGGTGGTCTTATACAGCTCGTTGCGTATGGTGAACAAGATGTTGTTCTTACAGGAAATCCAACTGTAACATTTTTTCAGGCTGTTTACAAACGCCACACAAACTTTGCTATGGAGACTATTCAGCAGACAACAAATGGTCAGATTGCAAGCGCTGCTATTACAAGCAATTCGCGAATTACAGTTGTTCTCGCACGAAACGGAGACCTCGCGGGTGAAATGTATCTTGAACTTCAATCAAATACCGTTTCACTCGGATCAAATGCATACAGCGGATTTTCAAATGTTGTTGGAACACTTGATGGAACATCTTGGATGGCGGAACGTGCTATTTCTGATGTTATATTGTCAATTGGTGGTCAGCAAATCGACAAGCATTACCAGCGTTGGTGGAGGTTGTACTCTGAGTTGTACCTCGATGAAACAAAGAAGATTCAGTATGGGAAAATGACAAGTAATCCAAATCTTATAATTGGTGCAGCTAATAGTAACGATGGAAAGGTGTATCTTCCTCTATTGTTCTTTTTTAACAGAAACCCGGGATTATATCTACCTTTGATAGCTCTTCAGTACCATGAAGTCAAACTTGATTTTGATATTTCACAAGAATTTACGTCATATTTTAATACAAATTTCTTTAACGTTTGGTGCAACTATATATACCTTGATACAGAAGAACGTCGCATGTTTGCACAAAAGGGGCATGAGTACCTTATAGAACAGCTTCAGTATACTGGAGCATCTGCTTTGACTGCTTCGGTTGGAAATACAAATTTTCCACGCGTCACGTATAACCACCCGGTTAAAGAGCTTGTATGGTGTGTGACCCAAAACTCGTCCGGTGGTAAACAGTTGTGGGACTTTACAGATGATGCGTCAACTATAAATAAAATTATTATTACGCCAGATGTTACTAGTAATGTAACAAGTAATTCATATGTACCCATTTCTTTTTCAACAGGTACACCTGTTCAGAGATTTGGTGTTACAGGTAATACACCCACACAATGGATTGAAGATGGAACTAATGCAAATTCCTCGTATGGTCCTATTAATAGTTTTAAACTCATTATAAATGGTCAGGATCGATTCAAGGAGCAACCTGGTAAATACTTTAATCAGATGCAACCATATAATCATCACACAGGTAACCCGTATCCCGGCATTTATTCATACTCATTTGCGCTTAAACCAGAACAGCATCAGCCATCCGGTACATGCAACTTTTCACGCGTTGACAATTCACAAGTTGCAATTGCGCTCAAGTCTGGTGTATCCGCCAATTCATACCTAGAACTGTTTGCAGTCAACTACAATGTTCTTCGTATTCAGGCAGGAATGGGTGGTCTCGCATTTTCCAATTAAACTTTCTGAAAAACAAATGAACTTGTATTTGAAGAAATTAGTTTGAATCCCCACTTGGACATAACTTGAGTAAACTTTTCAAAGTTGACAGCTTTCTGCCCCAAAAATTTCAATTTTTTGTTTGTTGTAAAACTTTTTGCCGTACCTATGAAGCGACCCCCGGGTTTTATATTTTTATAAATGTACGTCAAAAACTTTTCAAACACTTCTTTACTTTCAAAATAATTTTCAATTGATTCGATGCGTATGACATCAATTGGACCGCGTCCCAATTCTTCAATTGTTAATGAGTCGTCACTTTTCCATTCAAAAATGTCACCCGGTTCATCAACAGGTGTGAAAATCAAACCGTCCAGTTTGTACTGCAAACGTTTTCTATTTTCCCATATAGCCCCAGAAGCTTCATACACAGACTTAAAATTTGTAAGTTTGTTTCCTGGATACTCGTACACCTTGTCACCTTTTTCAACCATAAATGTCTTCATTCGTAGGAATTGGAGACGAAGACTCATCAATATGTCATAGACTGTATCAAGTCTTTTTGTGAGTGACTGACCTCGTACATCTTTTTCTTTTGCAAATAATACATCAGAAGCGTAAAATGTTCCATTAATAAATTCACCATCAAGCAGTGTATCCGCATAATCCGGTCGGGGTGTCTCAATAGGAATATGAATAAACTCGAGTTTTCTCGTAACAAACGAAAACATTCCATACATGTTGATATAAAGGAGATACCTTTCACCATTTGCTTTATCTGTGACTGAGTAATTTTTTTTAGTCAAAATATTGCGGTCAAAAGCATCTTTTGACAGCTTAGTATAAAGTGGTCCCATGTAACTTCCAACAAAACTCTTGTAAAGTGTATCATTTTGAAGAATACTTTTTATTCTATTCACCGTGTAGGCTAATTTCTGAGCGTTAGTGTACTCGAGTTCGACATGAAATTGTCTAGTATCTGGAATAAATGTCAAATCAAGTTGTTTGTTTTCATATGTAAATGTTGTACGATCTCGTGTTACTGCATATTCTGATGTTCTATTAGCTTTGTTAAATATATCACCGTTTTTGAGATTTGTTTCCCTTGATTCAACGCGACGAATTCCGTAATTGTTTGAAAGGTTTGAAATGTATACAGGGTTGTTAACAGTTGAAATATTTTCTTTTATTTGATACTTATTTCCAATTTTACGCACAGATTTATTCTTACCGATAGTCCTCGATACAACTTTATCAACTGTATGAGTTTTTTTCCAGCCGAGAGCAGTAAAGTACTGTAATATATCTGTAAATTGTTTTTGAGAAACCCCAGGAACAAATCGCTGACCCTGAAATTTTCCAAATCTAATTTCTTTCTCCAGGGAACTCATTTATATTTACATTTTTTTATTTTGTTAATATAAATGATCAAGGACTTTCTTAACATCAAGAGCGCATCAGGATTTCTCCAATGGCTTGTCGTATTTCTCATAGTTCTCCTTATTAACGTGCTCATAATTCGATTTCTGTGGAACACGTCTCTTGTCAAGCACATTACAATTCTTAAACCAGTCCAGACACTTCTTGACACACTTCTCCTCTCTCTCGCACTCACAATATTTCAGGGTAGTTGCATGAGCTCCGCATAAATAGTTTATAAATTAACAAAGTTCAAAGTTCATTTTTATTATAATTTTTTTTATAATAAAAATGTTTTAATTATTTGTTTAGTATGTACGTATTGTTTTACATTGGCGTGTAACCAACTTTGACAGTTCCGTCATCATTTGTAATAGTTGGGTAACCATTTATACCGGGGCAATTTTCAACTTCACAGTCGACATACTTGTACGGAATACCTTTGGAATCCATCATTTCTTTTTGTTTGCGAGTCCATCCACAATGATTGTTTCCATAAACAGTCCACTTGGTATCTTTGCTGGGTCTTTTATTAAGAATCAAAATCAAAGAAATAACAAATACAAATACAGCGAGAGCTATAATCCACAACTTCATTTACTAATACACATTTTTATTTTTTACGGAGTGATTTCATACCAGATGCAGATTTTTTAGCCTTGGACACAACCACCGGGCTTCCACTCGACCTGTTTGAGTTGGATGAAGGTGATTTAAATTTTACAAGTTGTTCCATTATTTCGTTATAACGGGCGCGTTCAGCCGATGTTTTTCGGAGCGAAACCTTTTCGCCCTGGGGACCCTTGAGCATGCTTCGCTCCCATTCTTCTGCGAGAGGCGCCTTGGCTATTTTGTGACGAGTCATACCCCTTAGCTTTCGCGTGAGACGCTCTTTTACGCGTCGAGCCTTGGGGCTTGCACTCGCACTCGCACTCGAGTTTGAATTACTATTTGAACCAAGTCCGAGTGATGCGAGTGTTTCCTTTACAGACTGAGGACGTTCCACCTTTTTCAAAGTTGGAAGAGCAATGAGACCTTTTCTAACATTCTCCACCGTCTTTTGAAGTAGACTGTTTGCTAGAGCCGCCTTTTGCTCATTTGACATGTTTGGATTATTGCGAACCATCTTCTCATGCAATTTCCATCGCGCTTCACTCGCCGCCTTGAGCTGAAGGCGTGAAATGCCAGAACGAGAACCACCGTACACACGGCTTGAAGTTGGTACACGAGCCGTCTTGTTACCTTTTGTTTTTTCAACTACTGGTAAATACGAATAAGAACGAGTTCGTTTTGTGACGCGAGCAGATGGTTTGACGTTTTTTACGTTGCGAATCTCAAGCTGTTCAGCAAAGCGAGAACCTGGCTTGGGTTTGGTAACCTTGTTGAATTTGGCACGAAGATTCTGAAAGTTACCCCCTACGCGGCGATTACCACCGTTATTGTTGCTCCCGCTTCCACCGTAATTACTCTTTTGGCTCTTGTTGCTATTGCTCCCGCTTCCACTTTCTTGGTAATAATCAACGTCAACTGGAACTTCGTTTACTTCACTTGTATTCTTGGGGCGTTTTGGTAGAAACATGCGAACTTCCACACCTCCTATACGCCTCACAACACCACCCTTTCTTTTACGAAGACCTTTTAGCCCAGCGCGGAGAAGACGGCGACGCTCGGTACCTTTAGTGAATGCAAGTATTTTAGCCATTTTATTGGGTGAATAGTTGGGGCTTGAACTTGCTGAACGAGGTTTAGACATTGCCGAAGCAGCCATACGTCCGCGAGGGCGTTCTGGTATGAGTGCTGATGGGACTACACCCCTTGGAGGACTTGGAACCTTTGCGCGATTAGGAGAAGGTGTCAACCTAAAATTTTTAGACGTCCCACTCTTGGCAATAATTTCACGACCTTTACGAAACATGTGTAAAATAACGCACAACGCTTGACGGCTCTGCTTTGCTACTGGTATGTCTGCCAGAGCCCGTTTAGCTGCGTCAGTGCCATGAACTCCAATGTACTGTTTCATATCCTTGGTATCCATATACGCAACTCCATCAAAAGGAGTTTTCGTAGAATCACGGGATTTTGCTTTACCGCATGCGACTTCTTTCCTGGACATTTAATATTAATCAACATTTTTCTTACGACATGAATCAAAATAAGGGTGCATTAGAACTTGACGCAGTGTTGGTAGCGTACTATGGGAAATACCATACCTCAACCTAAAGTTTACCACTTTTGAAGTTGTTTGACCAAGGTACTCTCTTGGAAAAATTTTTTTTATAAACGGGTCGTGTGTCTCATAATACAACCAGTTTAGAAACATGTGGTAATCATATTTCATGTCACTTTTTGGATGTATTCCATACTTGTTAACCATATCAAGATCATTTGTATTTGCAAGTCCAAAGTCGGTTATAACAGCTCGTTTTGTTCCTCTTTCAATTAAAATATTTTTAAGATGAACATCATTGTGCTTGAAATTGTATTTTTGAAACTTGTACAGAGTCTTTAGAACCTGGTACGTAATACACTTGTCAACTTTACCGAGTTGGTCAATTGTTTTTCCATTGATAAATTCCGAATAAATAATAGAGCCATTTGGACGACATTTTACAAGTAAGTACGGCTCCGTGACGTGCTTCGGGTCTATGTAATGTGCAATCTTATTCATTTTAAACTCTTCAGTCATGTCATCGAGACTCTTTTTCACTGCAATTTGTTTTTTACAAGACAAGTCTGTGCACCCGACTGACACCTGACCGTACTTTCCCGCGCCTACTGCATTAAGTCCTCGTTTGCGTAATATTTGAGAAAAAAGAACCCTTTCAGGTTGACACTTCAAATTCATTTACATTTATAAAGATTATATTACCAAGTTGTATAAATGATTGCTCGTACATTTAATCAAAAGATTTACCAAAAGTGTCTATCATTTGGTAAACCTATACTTATTGTAACCGGTCCCGCTGGGACCGGTAAGACGGCGTTTGCGTGCCAAGAAGCTGTGAATAGAGTTACATCAGGTTCGTGCTCAAAGATTGTATTGACGCGACCTCTTGTTACAAGTGATGAAGAACTTGGTTTTTTGCCGGGGAATATCCAAAACAAGATGGATCCGTGGACGCGTCCAATGTTTGACATTCTTGGAAATTATTTCACCAAGGAACGAATGAACAAAATAGTTGAAGTTGCTCCACTTGCGTACATGAGGGGTAGAACATTTAACGGGTGTTTTATAATTGCAGATGAGATGCAAAATAGTACACCAAATCAAATGAAGTTGACTCTTACACGTATAGGAGAAAATTCTAAACTTGTTGTAACAGGTGACTCTTCTCAGAGTGACATTATTCAAATGAATGGTCTCGAAGATTTGCTACTAAAAACAAATGGAAAAGAGACTGAGTACCTAGATTTTGTTCATCTCGATTACGAAGATATTCAGAGACACCCAGCAGTCAAAGAAGTTGTAGAGTTGTATTCATATAACAAGTTTTTATAAAAATCACTTTTTGTTTTAGCCAATTCAAAATTCTTTTGAATTGTTTCTGTGTATCTCTCATAATATGTTTCATCGAGTTTTTTAATCAGAGTCAATAATGAATCAAAACTGTCAAAGAATATCCAACCAGTTGTATCAAAAAAATTTGAAATATTGGGACATCCCCAGTATATTGGAATTGTTTTAGTTATTAAACAGTCTATTAATTTTTCAGTGTAATAATTTACTTGTTGTGAATTTTCCAAAACTATTGAAAATTGAAATGTT